TATTGAAATTATTGAAGAAGAAGAATCTTCTGATGATGATTACTACGAGAGGATGACCAAAGATGAAGGTACTCGTAGAATAAATTGGCGTAAGTCTAAAAAAGATAAACCAATGTATTCAAAAACAGGTAATTTTGGATCTCGACTAATGACCTCTTTGGAAAAGGGGGGAGACGAATATTCAGAACCTGGTCCTGTTTCAAATGTGGCTACAGCGGTTGCGAAGGTAGGTGATGCACTTACCGATGTTCCTGTCATTGGTGGTTTTGCTAAAGCAACATCCACCGTGGCTAAAAGCATTGGAAAAGTGGCTTCGTGGTTTGGTTGGGCTAAGCCCGTCGTATTGACTGATCCTACATTTGTTAAGAATATGCCTTTTCAAAATGGTGCCACTACTATTGGGAAAGACACATGCTTTAAATTGACTCTTGATCCCAAACAGGAGTTATCTGTTGATCAAACTTTAGGAGGTGTCGAAGAAGATCAAATGATGATAGCTGAGATTGCCAAGAGGGAGTCTTTTTTAACTACTTTTACGTGGTCAGACGATAATGTGGCAATGACAACACTTCTTTGGAAATGTTTAGTTTCTCCGATTTTGTTTCAATCCGCCCAGTGGACTGACAGTGGGCTGCAAGCAATGGTACAACCAACATCTCTGATGTTTGCAGCACAACCATTTCAGTCATGGCGAGGTAAAATCAAGTTTCGGTTTGAAATAGTCTGTTCAAAATTTCATAGAGGTAAAATACTTTTTAAGTATGACCCTAATGTTGCCATGAACGGACTAATTTCCTCTAATACTACCAAATTAAACCAACAGAATACTGTTATTCTTGACATTCAAGATACTCAAGATATTACTTTTGAGGTTGATTGGGCACATGTAAGAAATTGGGCGCAAGTTCCTCAGAATTTTGCTTCTGATGCGCTTCCGTGTAATACAGAAAATTTTTCTGCTGATTATTCAGTGTATGATGCCAATGAATGCAATGGATTTATTGAAGTTAGGCCACTTAATGAACTTGTTCAACCTACATCTACGTCCACCGTCGCAGTTAATGTTTTTGTAAGTTGTGATGATTTAGTTGTTAATAGACCATCTACCGCATTACTTCCTTATAAGCGTGCTGTAAATTTCACTGAATCTAGTGATATCACTACAGAAGAAGTTATCAATCACAATGATTCGAAGATTAATGAGAAAATTTTTCTTGATCACTACGGTGAGAGAGTTTTCTCTTTTCGTTCACTCCTGAAACGTTATACGACTTCTGCAGGAGGTCATTATACCAATGGTATAACAGGTAACGGATTTATTGATGTGAGTGCTGGACTTTATCCACAAGATGGATTGCCAGTGCCATTCGAAGCATCTTCTGATTGTGATCCCAAAACTCTATTTAGCTATTTGCGGTATGCTTATATGGGAGTAAGAGGAGGCATGCGGTATCGTGTGATTGTTGCGCAAGGAGATAGTTCCGCTAGAAACAATTATACACGAGTGCAATTATTGAGTCCGCGGAGTTTTTCCGATACTGCAATGGGAGTCACTACAAAAGCACTTAATAACACTGCAGCCATCTGGGGTACAGGGGACTACTTCTATACCAATAGACTGGATGGAGGAGTTCTCTATCATATGGCTACAAACGGAG